CAATCTGCATACCCTTCACGGTAGGCATCTTCAAGTTTTTTGTTTAGTGCGTTTACCGCTTCATCTTCGGTCATTCGGGGTCTTCCTCTTCTGGTGCTGGTTGCGGATCGATTGGTGGTGTCATCATCGACTGTGCCTGTTCAATGATGGATGCGGATGTGCGAATCCACGGCTTCGGTGCAGGTAATGGTGCTTCTTTCATTTCATCTCCCTATCTCTAAAACCCGATAAGCGTTTGATATCGGAATATTACAATTTGTAGACGGTTCCGGTGAAGTCAACGCCACGCTCGAGCATGAAGGTGGCAAGTCCCGGCACACTATCCTCACCGGCAACCCTGCGCCACCAGCCACTGCCGTTGTCCATAGTCGGGGCCATGATGAGGAAGCGTGAAGTGCCTCGTGGTGTTGATCCAAGCTCTGTGACTCTGAGGTGATGCCAGTGACCGTGGATGAGAATGTTTGCGCTCGAGACTGGTTGACCGCCAAACGATTGTTGCCGCCACCATGTTGCCACCATGTCGGGCCGTTTAGCCTGATGCCCGTGAACCATGCCAAGAATGTGGAAGCCGTCATCAAACACATCAAGTGCGAGTGACTCGTCATGTGGTTGTGGTTCCACAAACTTGATGGGCAGGTCAGACTCTTGTGCGAGGCGTGCCAACTGTCTCCCGATGAACACCGCCCAATCGTCTGTTGGTTTGCCCACTGTCTGCCCGTTGACGCGCCACTGACAGTGGTTTGATCCCACTGACGCATAGGTGATGTTTGGCACATATTTTGCCAGCATCTTCAGTGTCTGCCATGCGAGCGTTGTGGCAAGGTCAACCTGTTCCATGATGCTCAAGTCGTTGGACTGTAGCTGGTTCATTGATGCTGCGTTGCTGAAGTTCTCAACAGTGTCACCCAAGTCTGCGAACACAATGCGCTCAGGTTTCTCGCGCTTCACCTGGTCGATGAGTCGCGCCTGCATCAACGCCACGCGCTCAATCAGAGAACTACTATTCCCTCGATAATCAACCTTCCCGACTTGTAAATCTGACCACATCACCACAAGGCATTTAGGTTCAGGCTTAGGCAACAGGCTTGGTTTGGCTTTGCGTTTCGCCTCAGCCAGTAACAACGGCAAATCAATGCCCGAAGTTTTTTTGCGGAAAGTGAAACGGTAACTTGTCAGCCACTCACCGTCATACCGCTGCCAACGGCTGGTGCGAACAGGTGGGATCACATCAATCTCATCCGGTGACATACCGGCATCAATCAGAAACTCGTCAAAGTTTTGTTCGTTGCCAACATAGCCCGGTGTGGTGGCTGTGCCTGTTGAGCCGTCGAAGGTGATGCCCGGCCTAAAATCTGCCGGAACATCAACCTTGCGTGCAGGCTCTAAGTTTTCGAGCATGAACACTGGCCCCGTCTATGGATTCCCAAAGTTTCCGCTTTGATTTTGATGCCGCGGTTAGCCAACGCCCGAGACAATGCGCCGTTGTTCCACTTCTCAAAGTCAGCCAAAGCCAGCTCAAGAATCTTGCGATCATCTTTCTCGAGTCCCTCAAGAATGGTGCGCGTCTTGCACGAACTGATAGCTCTAATGGGTTCTAGCCCTTCCAGCATTCCCATTAGAACGGCTCATCCCCTGAAGCAAACGCGCGCTGTGCGTTCGCCTGAGACTGACCAGCCTGCACCAGTTCCACACTGTCAGCCTTGATGGTGAGTGTGTAATAGGTTTTCCCGTTGCTCTCCCGAGTCTCGGTCACCTGCTTGCCCACAATCTTCACCCGATCACCAGACTTGAACTGGCGAAAATCAATCTTGATATCCCAACCAGCTTTGACTGTGAAATAGGTGCGCCCAATGGTCACCCATTTGTCACCGTCTTTCTTCTGGTGGTTCTCAGCCACCTTCATACCCCACTCAGGGTTTGGTTCGTTGGTGTCGCGCTTCCAGTCTTGAACAAACGCGGTCACAATTACTTCAGCCATCTTGGCTCACTTTCTGTATCGTAGTTTGGATTTCGTGCATTGCTACCTCGGCCGACATTCCGCCGACCTGGTGCCGGTAGCAAATCTTTATGACCTCTAGATATTCAGCAATCACATTCTTTGCTTCATCTAGTGCCGCCTGCATTTCCTCTGGTGTCATCCCAATCCCTTCAACCAGTTTTCAACAGCGCGTTGTTGCGCCTCATTCAAGTTTACTGTCTTTGTAATACTTTCACGCCTAGGTTGAGACTTTTTTGTTACCGGCTTCCGGCGCGTCGTTTTGGCCCGTTTCCGCAGCGTTCCCTTCTCGGTCAGCATTTCGCGCGCAACCTCAGCCGACAGCCCGAAGCGTTCCGCCTCAAGCTTCGCCGGATCAATGTGCATTATCAGGTTGTAAAGACTCATTGATTGACCGCCCTCGAGTAACGCCCATCCCAATACAAACGCACCTCGCCCGTTTCACCATGACGATTCTTGGCCACATCCATCACCAGCTCTTCAGTTGGTGCGAAACCCTCACGCCGCAACAGAATGACCACATCAGCGTCTTGCTCAATCGCACCCGACTCACGCAAGTCAGACAGGCGTGGTGTCTGCTCAGCCCTGCCCTCAACATTGCGGTTCAACTGTGACAGTGCAATCACCGGAACCCGGAAGTCATTAGCCATGATTTTCAGTTGGCGCGAAAACTCTGCAACCTGGTTGTGCCGTTCCATCTTCGACTTGCTCGTGAGAAGTTGCAGATAGTCCACCACCACACCCGACAGTTTGCCATTGCGCGACACGGTGCGAACAAACTGCCTAATGTCTGACGGGTTCACACCTGAACGGTCATCAACCGCAATGCTGAGGCTTGCCACAACATCCCGATGATCCGCCAGCACCTGCTTCTCCGCAGCGTTCAGTTTGCCGTCATTCAAATGCCCAACGCTAATGTCAAGACGCTCAGCGATGATGCGTGACACCAATTCTGTTTCAGTCATCTCAAGGCTTGAGAAAGACACCAACCCATGCTTAGCCATCTCAGTTGCGATTTGCGCCGCAATAACCGTCTTGCCCACGCCAGGGCGCGCTGCAACCACATACACGGCCCCCTGCCTAAAACCGCCCATGACCGCGTTTAAGCCGCGCCACGGTGACGGGATAAACATTTCACGCATCTCCAGCTTCTTCTCAAGGCTTGGGAGAATGTCACGAATAAACCGCACCTTGCTTGCCGACTGCCCCACAGCGTCATCAACAAGTTGGCGCGCACGCTCAACCATCTCAGACGGGGTAAGCGCATCCTCAAGATTTGCCAAACCGATACCGGCAGACTTCAACCTGCGACGCAAAGAAGCTTCAGCAACGATGCCAGCGTATTCCTCAACCGCATACGATCCGAACACATATTCGCTCAGGCTGGCGAGTAGTTGCGAGTGCTGAGGCATCGCCGCCGACACGGTAATAAAATCGGCAGTCTTGCCCGATTCTGTGAACGCCCGGATTTGGTCGAACACATCCCCGAGTTGCGGATCAGCAAAGTCTCGGCCCGTGACCGTCACAAGGTCGATGGTTGACGGTTTGCCAAGTATCGCGCCCACCAACGCTTTCTCAGTGTCAAACATCGTCATCATCCTCATACCCGGTGAACTGCTTTTTTGGTGGTGGCAACGGTTGAGCCAGTAGCGCGTTGAACTCCACAGCCTTTCTCACCCATGTTCGCCACGCTGCATCCCAATCAGCGTTTGTGCGATTGTGTCGCAGGTTGTAATCCTCAAACTCCTCTAACGAGGCTTCGATGTTCATTCCTGGTGCTTTTGTCTTGGCGTAGTCATAGCCTGCCGGTGATGGTTTCCAGCCTCGTTGTAGTTGTGTTTTGCGCGTCGGCTTAACAACAATATTGCTTAAGTTATCTGGTTCTGGTTCGGGGGCATCGTTTTGCCATCCGTTTGCCATAGGTTTTGCCATACCGTTTGCCATACCGTTTGCCATGTCATTTGCCATAGGTTCAGGCTTGTTTTTGCCATTCCATCGAGCGTCAGCACCAGCCTTGCCAGCTTCAGAGCGTGCAACCCTTGTGGCCTCGCGCTTCGCCTTCTCAGTCTCCGCACACGGCTGGTATTGATCCCAATCGTGGAATTGGTAGCCACCATCGACTTCGTGCCACAGACGGGCATTCACGAGCCGTTTAGCGACCTTTACGCCGCCGAACGCCACCACCATGTCTTTCGCAATGAAACCGCCCGTGAGCATTTGGCATGAGTACGACATTGCGCGCACCCACATCCCCAACGCCTCGTTGCCTGCCTGCACCGCTTTGGGATGAAACGCCAACTGGTCATCAATCTTTGCCCAAGTCATTTTTGTGCCTCAGCAATCTCGCGCTTTATGTCTGCGCGGCGCATCAGTGCATCACAAAGAATGTCGCGCCACTGATATTCATCAAAGACATATTCCATACAGTTCCTTCCCGAGTGAAAGCAACTCTGAAGCGTGCGCGTCAGTAATGTCAAGACTGCTGGCCACCTGGTCGGCGGTCACACCGTACTTGTTGCACAGCGCAAGATAGTGCGCCTGCAGACGAACCATGCCAGCGCGATCCTCCGGCAGGCAAGTGGCGATGCACTCAGTTGTTTTGTGCAGATACCACAGCGCAATGAACGGTTTGCGGTCGCAATTTTCGCTAGACTTATCCATAGATTCAACTCCTATCAAGTTGGATTAGAAGCCCGGTTAGTCGTATGCGAATCCGACTGCCGGGTTTCGTTTATTCGGTTATGAGTTCACCCTACAACACATGAGGGTCAAACCTCACACAACACTGCGCGCAACAGCTCACCCAACCGAGACTCAACCACACGCCCGGTAGCCAAAACATCGTCATGTGACAGCTCAGCACCAAGCCCTGCCGCCATGTTTGTTACCAACGACAGCCCGAGAACATCAAGCCCACACTCGCGCGCAGCAATCGCCTCAAGTGCCGTAGACATCCCAACAAGGTCAGCCCCAAGTGTGCGTGCCATCCTCACTTCAGCTGGTGTCTCATACTGTGGCCCCCTAAACTGTGCATACACGCCACGCCCGATTGCCGGGTCAATGTCCTTAACCAACTGCTGCAAATGCAGTGTGTAAGTGTTCGTCATGTCCACAAAACCTCGAGCCGGTGACTCGCCCGTCAAGTTAATGTGATCCGCAATCGTCACAATGTCACCTGGCACATATTCTGTGCGCGTAGAACCTGCTGCGTTAGTTAACACAATCGTTTTTGCGCCCATCGCCGTTGCAACTCTCACCGGGTGCGCCACATCGTGAGGCCATGCGCCCTGATACAAATGCGCCCGAGGCAATACGAGCACGCGCCTACCCGTCGCAGTCAACACAATGTGCAACAGCCCACTGTGACCGCGCACAGCCCCAAAATCAAAACCCAAAAAATGGTCGGCGCGATGTTCCCACAAACACTCACCAACATATTGAAGCGCGTCACCCCAACCGCTACCAACAATGAGTGCCGAGTCAACCGACTCCACACCAGACTCTTTCATAATGGCTCGAGCCGCTAACTTAGTCTCGTTCAAGACGCACCACACTCCCATCATCTTTCAACAAAACCCAACCCCACACCTTGTGAAAAAGTGGGATGCTTTCCGGGTCAGCGTACCGCGAAATCTTAAAACCTAACAGCCTAGCTTTTCCCTGTAAGTCAGCTTCAAACCTCCCGTTTGCAATCGAGTCGACCAGCACAAGGTTTGAAAGTCGATCCGCGCCCTTGAAACCGCCCGCCCCACGGTTCGCCCTGTGATGCGGCACAAGCGTGTCGGTTTCCATACCCGACCAGGCGCACACATCGCCGTCACGAGCACGCAACGCCGCCATCAGTTTCTTATCTACGGCCACGCCTCAACCGTTTCCGCTGGCTAGGGGTCAACCCGCCCCAAATGCCCCACACTTCCTCATTGCTCAACGCATACTCAAGACAAATCAGGCGCTTCGGGCAATCACCACAAATCTTGATAGCCTGCCGGGAATGGTTGTTCCCAAACTCGGGAAAGAAAATATCGGGTGTGACCTCGGCACACGCCGCATCATCCATCCACTTCTCAGGCTTCACCTGCTCAGGGTATCACGCGCCCTCAGCCTGAATTGACCTCAGCAAACTTTGCGAAGCCATCACAGACTGCTCAAGCTGGCGCGTCTTCAACTTAATTCGATTGAACTCAGCCTCAGCCAACGCCAACGCCTGCTGAGCATCCGCCGCCGACTGTCGCGCCGTCGCCTTCCGTTCCTCAATGTTGCCCTCACACATCAAAAACGCAACATCAAACGCCTTCTGAAAATCCAGCTGCGCCTGCTCCTTCTTCAACTCAGCCTGATAATGCGCGTCAGGAGCCTTCCGCAACTCCAACAGGTAACCCGTTATCTGATCGCGAATCATCTCCGGTGACACGCTCACGATTCATCACCTCGACAGCCTGCCGAACAAACTCGTAAACGCCGCCCACCTGAGACAACGAACGCAAATGTTCTTCCAGTTCCTCGACAGTCACACATCAAGTTTCCCATCACGCCCCCTTCAGCTCATTCTTACGCGCGGTAAACAACGCACGCGCCTGCTCATTCATCCAACCCAAAGCAAGCCCCGACTCATAAAACTTTTGCAACTCGATAGTGTCGGGAATCTGTGCCAACTGTGTGTCAAGGTCAGCCGGTGGTATGACAGGCTTTGACGCACGCGCCACTTTCTGCATCTCTTCCCGGCTTGGCCCTTTCGAACCAGCAAACGCCCAACGAAGTGCGCGCCCCAACGCACTCGTGCAAGCATTTTCGAGTGCTGATGTCTTGTTCGCCATACCAACGCCATCAACCTCAAATGCCCACTCAGTAGCCTTCGGCAAATACGCCGCCTGATCCTCAGCGTTCATATACACGCGCGCCTCGACAACCCACATCGCCTGCGCCCGGTCATTCTCAGTCGTGTGATTAATAAGCACACACCTCAAATCAGGATAAGCCTCGAGCGCGCGTGCGTGCCGTTGCTCAACCGTCTCATACGAGTCCAAATTGAAATTAGCCATTGCTGTTCCCTTCTCTAAATTGGTTGTGGTACTTCGATGGGTTTGTTATTCAACATTGCTGGCATTTTTGAAAGTGTCTCGCCAGACCGCCAGGCGTTCCACGCGCGAACCGCATAAAACAACTGCAAACCATCCGGCAGCAACTTCTGATCCTCACGACGCGAACGCAAAATACGAGTCATCGTCACACGAGGGTCACCAATACCACCAGTACGCATTTCAAGAAGCTCACTCCAAAAAATGTCACAAGCCAACTCATCAACCTGTGTCATGAGGTAGTGCGAGTAAGCCAATACCGACGGAGTGAACCCAAGTTCAGAAAAAGCCTTTTGTCCAAACTTTGCAGAGGCAAACGATGCCGGATTGTTTGAAACCCAATTCACAATCTCCGTATGCGTCAAAAATGGGAACGCACCATTCGTCGTCAATGTCGTAATCTTTTGCGCCGATTGCCAACCCAAATCAATTCGAGCCATCTTTGCGAGCACCGTCAAGTCACCTGAAAAGCCCGCCCATCGCAAAGCATCAACTGCTGTGCGCTTTATCGCCACATCAATGACTGACTGTGTTTCAGGGTCAAGTCCCGTGATTAGTAGAACCTTGATTGGCTTGTCGGCCATGATTACGGCATGGCAGCGGTGTTGACCGTTTAGCAAGTTGCCATCCCAATCAACCTGAATAGCCTCGCCCGTAAGTTGCCAAGAGTCTGCCAAAATATCTCGGGCATACTTTTCAACCTGTCGATGCCGAAGGCTTCGGTTATTCACATTCTTTCCCAAAAGCTCATGCGCTTTTTGCGGAGTCAGTTGAATAACCTCAGTAGTGATTTCATTAGTTTTCATTGTTATTCCCTTCCTCAATAAGCCGTTCAGCCACCTTGACCAAATCGGAAATCATCTTCTCATCACGCTCAACCCACACTGAGCGCGGTTCAATCCAGCCCGGCGCAAAACCGCCCGGCACATCCACCCGCAACTGCCACGCATAAAACGCCCGCGTACACTGCTCACCCATGCAAAACATCTGCCACTGCATCTGCCTCACATGGTCAAGCGGCGGTTTCTCACGGTCAGTCCCCATCGTCTTGATTTCCGCAATCAAAGTGTGGTCAAGGCTCAACCCGTCAGGGGTTGCCAAAAAACGCCGGTCATCATGCGCAATCAACCACTCATTCGGCATGATGCCCGTTTGCTCTTTTACCCACAAAGCAATGGTCGGTTCCATAAAAGTTCCCCACGCCATGTAAGGATTCACCTCAATGTCAACCGGGTTCCGGCGCGCCTCAAGCTGGTCACGAAACCCCGCCGGGCCAGAAGCCGCCTTAGCCACCGCCGTTGCCGTCACACCCTGTTTCCGGGCTTCCAACCACGAGTCGCGATCCGATGAGCGCGCAACAAACCGTTCAGGCGCAATCATTCGTTCTCCCCTTTGATAAGTTTCCTCAGCACAGTGAACGGTGCCTCAACCATCCCGCACTCACCATCACAAGCGCACTTTAGAGACTCAAGCAACGCGATGATGCGTTCGCGCTTATCTTCACGCCCTGCAACATAATGCTCACGGCGGATGATGTGTTCGCTTTTTTCGGTCATTCGCTCTCTCCCTTGATAAGCAAGAATCGTGGCGATGCGGGCGAGGTAGCACCATACGCGCCCAACCATCCAGCGCGCTCACCCACATTCTTATATCGATGTCCACGCCACAAATTCATTCGTTCTCTCCCTTGATAAGCGCGATGTTCTTACAGGTCACACACGGCACGGAGTGAGCAGTCTCGAACTGGTCATCACCGTTGGTGTAGTACCTCTCGTGTTCAAGTAGCGCGATAATGCGTTCGCGCTCATTTGTCGCACCCTCGTCAAAATGCTCAGAGCAAGACTCACACAACTCTAAATTGTGTCTAGTTTTAGAAGGTGTCGCCCAACTGCACCAACTACAGTTGCGCCCTAAAAGTTTCTCACTCATTCGCTTTCCAACTCAATCAGCTCAACTGTTTCCAGCAAGCCATCACAAGCGGTGTGCAACTTCTCACCACGCTCACAAGCCGGGCAAACATGATCCTGCAACAAAGCAATAATGCGCGCCCGTTCAGCCTCAACCCCGCCCCGAAACCCCTGCACCCCTGTCGGGTACGGGTTCGCACTTTCGGCAATCTGCTCGCGCACATAATCCGAATACATTTTCCGATAATCCATTATCTTTCCCTTCCTCAATCAACCTATTCCGTACCACCGACAAGCCGGGCAAACGCCTCAAGCGTCATAAACACAACCGCCTCAGCCGGGTCAGCCTTGCCACGCCGTTTCGCCACCACAACGCCAACCCGCGCATCATCGTTGCCACGCTCAACCTCAGCTTCTTTCAACCATTCGCCCACATGATAAACGCCGCCATAGTCTTTGCACTCCAGTGTTATCCGGCCACAAATTGGTGAGCGAACGCCAGTAATGTCTCCTCTGTCAAACGCCCCATTTCTGACACGGCGTTCAATTCGGTCATCATCGAGTTCTTTTGCCAAATAGTCAGCAACGACGCGTTCAAACAATGATCCTGCTTTCTTAGCACTTGCCCTATTGCGCGCCATGTTGATTAACTTTCTGCTTCCAAGCTTGATTACGATTTCGGCGGCATTTACGGCAATACCGTTTGCCCCGATGCATCCAAGTATTTTCAGCGTCAAAAGCATGACCATTGACACAATGCGAACGCATAGCCCGGCGAGTATTTTCACCCGTGGTAACCGGTTCAAGATGTTGCGGATTTATGCAGGCTTTGACACAACAAAGATGATCAATTACAAGCCCGGCGGGAATAACGCCAACCAGTTGTTCATAACTAAGACGATGCCCCAAGACTTGTTTGCCTCGCCACGAAATTGCTGAATACCCATTGCTGTATTTGTAACCAGTCCAGAGCCAACAACCGGATTCAGACTTTACGACATATTTTGCAATACGCTCTTCAAAAGTAACAGCCAAAAGTTTTTGTTGAGCAGCCTTTGATGCTACTAAAGCCGCTTCTCGCTTATTCACGACAGGTCGCCCTTGCGAAGCTGTGCCACAAACTCAAGAAACGCCGCCACATCATCGCCAGCCGGTTCATCAAGCCACTCGACAAGCCGGTTCGCCAACGCGTCACACGCTGCCAACCAGCCCGCATGAAAACCCGAAGCTTTATCCATTGCCGGAATCTCCCCATACCGTTCAAGAAACCTCGCATATGCCTCCTGGTAGGTGCGTGGTGCCGGAACATACGCCGCATTAATCCGATCACGCCACTCAGTAAACTCGCTCATTGCCCAACCGCCCAAAAAATATAAACAAAACCGGCAACAACGAGCGCAAACAGCAGGCCAAGAATTGACCAGCAGACAAGCCCCCACCAAAACACGCGCGGCGACCTGATAAAAGTTTTACGCCTCAACGCTTTTCCCATTTTGCTTCCCCTTTCTCAAACTCACTCAACGCCATCAAAATGACCGTAGACACGCTAACGCCACGCGCCTCGGCAAGCACCTGCAACTGTTCCCAAAGACTGTCAGGCAGGCGCACAGAGCGCACACGACTAGTCATTTGGTCACCGCCGTCAACCATTCGCCAAGCGAACCGGCAGCAAACCACACGCCACCAACAAGCCCAAGAAAGATGGCCACCCAAAACAAGTTGACCACCAAAGCGGTCACGCCTCGAGCAAACGAACGCACCCGGTAATAAGCCGGTGTGTGCGCCACAGTGCGTGGATTAGCCACACGACGGTTATGCGCCTTCAAACCATACTGATCCATCAGTTCCCCACCTCAATCATCATTTCACGAATCTCCAACGGACTAAAAAAGCGGTTCAAATCCTCAAACGCCGACTGCCACATTTCACGGTGAGGCAACGCCTCGAGAGACTTCCAACCCAACTCATTCAGGTGCGCCTCAGCCTCATTCAACTCAGACAGTCGCGCGTGAATCTCTGACCAGCCACCCATCATGCACCAGCCTTTACCTGAGCTTCAGCCCACGCAACACCGGCTGCAAAACCGGCATCAAAAAACTCTTTTCGCATCATGTTGATTGTGCGATAGGTGGTGGTCACCTCATCGTCATCTTGCCAGTTGTCATTCATGCGTTGACCTCTTTCATTGCCATTTGCATTGCCTCGTTGCGAATCGAAACGGGAAAAGTTGCCCACTCTTTTGCTACCTTTCGCCACTGCGAATACACGGCATCTAGTTCGCCGTGAATGTCACACAGGCAAGGGTACTCATCGTCAGCCTCGTTGACGCTGACACATTGTTCTTCCAGCTCGTTCATGCGATTCTCAAGATCGCTGATTACCATTGCCGTTGTGTAGATGTTCGACATTGCACTCATTTTTGTTCCCTTCCAAGAACCGGCCTTGTTGCCGTAATACGACACTAACACAGGTTGTAATACAAAGTGCAACTATTTTGGCAAAAACTTTTGGGCAAAAAGATGCCCCGGCGAATCAAAGACTCAGCCGGGGCAACACGCAAGGGAAGGGGATTGCGCGTAATCAGTTTAGCGAACTATTGGCAGCTCTCGCACTGCACAAAGTCCATCGGATCAACCGGCACACTGTACGCGCCGACCTGTTCTTTCTCCACGGCGGTTACTTCTTAATCGAAGTGTTAGCCGATGGCATGATGTTCAACACCACAGCTGCCAGACCCAACCAGGTCGCAACCTCGTTAGCCTCGAGCAGGCCATACGCGCCAACAACAGCACCCACAGCAATCAGCACACGGTAAATCCATGCGCGAACCGGCTCAGTAAAAACAGACTTCAACCAACTCA